AGAAGGTAACGTAGCATGTATTAATTCTGATTCTATTTCAAATTCACCTCTAGCATAAGCATGGTTTGCTTTGTCAGGCCATTTAGGATGGTCATCTGATATTTTTATACTTTTCACAGTGTAGATATTAGGAGAACCATCTTCTTTATAAAGTATATCTACCTCTTCAACATCTCTTCCTCTAGCAGCGTCTTCAACAACATAGTCTTTTATTTTTAAACTTCTCAACTCATTTGTCATACCAAGATTAAATCCTTTTTTAGGAGCGTAATCAAAATCACTTGGTAAGAAAGCTATTTCTGAAAACGGAGAAAATGTAGAATATTCGCCATCTTTATATTTATATCTATAAGCAAATCTTGGAAATTTAAATTCAAATAATGGTTTACTTTGTTCTAATCTTGCAGACCAGTTTTGTTGACCAGTAGAAATAGAAGAATCAATTGACAAAAGTGACCAATCATAAGGTCCATTATTTGGCGGTAAAGAACTTGGTGTGTTTTCTATACGTATTCTAACTTCATGCTCTGTAAACGTAGCGGTATTAGCATTAGGATTATTAGTAAGTATAACTATATCTCCAATTCTAAAATCTACATTAGTATCAAAAGTTATAGCATCAGAACCAGTGTAAACAGTGGAACTTGAAGTTAATAAATTGTTGTTTGAATCTACAAATGCAAGATTAGTGGCTGTTGTTGATATATTAAGCGCGTTACCATTGGCGTCAGTTCTAAGAACGTCAGTGCTAGACATTTCTAAATAAGGAGGTGTATGTGGAGCTTTTCTAAGAACAGTTATATGTTCTTCATCTAACCAAACAGCTTTTTGTTTTAATCTATCAGTCATAACTTCTAAATCAAAACCATTTTTCGAAGAAACTAGTCTAGTGTGAAAATGATCTGTATCTCCATCAAAGATTTGATGTGTTGTTGTTGTTGTTGTAGATGCAAAACCAGAAACACTACCGCCTTGTAAATATTGTACTCCACCAGTCCCTGCTATACATCTTTCTATATTTATTTTTTTAGGCTCACAATGATTATCTGTCCAAAATAACATTCCATCTAAAACGTTGATACCTGTAATTAATCTAGGTGGAAGATGTTTTCCGTTTAATATTTCTCCACCATAAAAATTAAGCAGTCTTTCTGATGTAAATGTTATATCTTCGTCGTCGCTAGTAGCAAATCCTGTTGACGTTAATATCTTCCATTTATTTGTATCAGTTTGTATGTCTGTAACATAAATATTATCATCAGCTGTTACATTAGTAGATGTAACTTTCATATCTAACCTTATACCTATATTGTTATATGAATCTATACTTGATATTTCTGGGGCATATAGAAATCCATTCGCTGCGGTACTAGCTCCTTCAGCTTTTATTTTAACTTCGTATATATCAACTAAAACATATTTAAATGTAGCATTTTGAATATCATATTCTGCTATATAATCTTTTGTTATAGTTACATTGTTACTAGTTACAGACGCTCCAGCGACAAGCCAATATATTTTATCGTTTTTATCGTCTGTTATAGAGCCAACACAAATACTACTAGCAGGAAACTTTGCGGTTAATGCAGTGTTACCTTTTAATGATTGCACTGTACCAATGTTAGTATCCTCTGATGTATCTATTTCTATATTATTTGCATCTCTATATTCTCCAGCAGGAACAAGTCTCTCATCTAGATCCTTGTTCATTCTACTAGCGGAAAAGGCTCTTTTAATTTCCGGCATTTAATTAATGTTTTATATGTTTAGATTTACCTCTCATTATTTGAGTTAGCTCTTCTATTTTTAGATTAGACAATCTTAGTTTAGCAGTTCTTACAGCTGCAAATCTTTCTCTTTTGAATCTCTGTACTAAATACTCTTGTATATTTGCCTTAGTAGATAAAATAGCATGTGCTATCCATTTATACATTGCTTCTTCAGCAAATTTATGTACTTTCATTTCTTCTTCTGTTCCTAAACTATCGCTTATATATTTTAAGGTTACAGTTTTACCGTTAATGTTAGAGCTAAAATGGATTTTTCCTTGAAGTGGATCTATAAAGAAAGAACCGTTAACTTGAGCATGTTGTGGATCTATACCATAACGTTTACCATCAGCATGTGGGTATACATCATAATTATAAGAGTCTAAATTTTCAACTGGAGTTGAATCTTTATATTTATCCCAAGTATCAGATATATGATCTGTAGCGTCTTGTTCTGTTAAATTTGTTCCATCGTTATTATAAGAACCATCAGTGGCTTGAGATATAGCGTAAGGATTAGATGTTTTTGAAGTTGGGTATATTGTATGTTCTATACCAGCAGAATCTGACCAAGTTAGTTTTACATAGTTTACATAGTCTTGTGGAAGGGTCATTGTAAGTGAAGCTGGTATTTCTATTTCTTGAGATTTAGTAGATTTAAATGTATCAAAAGATAATTCTTGCATGGCTCTTTGAGCATGAAAAGCTACATCAACTCTTTTTACTTTATTTATTACTTTTCCATCTCCAACGTAAGCAACCATAAAGTTATTAATAATGTCAATTAAATCTATAAATTGATAACCACCGTAATCAACATCAGTAGCATCATAGTAATTTTCTTGTGATTCTGTTAATAAGTAATTAGTCGCCATATATTATTGTTTTTCTGATTGTGTTTTTTGTAATTCTTCTGATTTTGCAAATTGAGTTATATCAACTTGCTTTGTAGTTACCCCTGCTAGTTCTAGTATTTTAATAACTAATGATGTTTCTTCAGAGTCATGTAATTCAAAATTTTGTAAATCACTAGCTGAGGCGTTGTATAAAGCCTTGTTATTAACAACAGTATAAGTCCAGTAAGCCTCTGCGGGAACAGCTACATAATTACATGTAACATTACCTGTAGTATAAGACGTAGAAGGCGATGCTGGAAATAGTTTTAATAAAGTGTTTGATTTTCTAGTATAAACAGGACGTTTATCTACTGGTGATGTTAATTTTGTTCTTAACATATATTCTAATTCTTTTTTACCAACTTTTTCTAGTTCAACATCATAACCTAAACCGCCGTAAAAAACAGTTCCTAATCTATAGACATCAGTTGGTAAAGTAGCTTGATTTCCAGACATAGCTGACATAGCTACTTTGTATTTTTCAAAAGAAGATATTTTTTCCTCTAAGACAGTTACCATATTAGAGTATTCTGTATCATTTTGTGGAGCTCTTAAAAATTGGTTTAAGTCATAAAAATACTGTTCAAAAATCTGCATTTGAGCTTGGTTGGCTAGTAAATTAAATTCTTGAGGTGTTATATAACCTCTTTGTTCCTTGTTTGATATCGCTAAAACTCTTTGGTACACCGTATCTACACTTACTGCCATAATTTATTTTTGTTTTGTAGTTTGCAATCGCTCCGTAGAGCGATCGCTTGCTACAGTTTGATTATTATTTTAATCTTTTTTCAATATTTGAATAAACTTCCATTCCTTCATCAGTTTTAAACCAAGCGGCTAAAGCTGAATATGGGTGTTCATCAAATGGTACAGTCATTAACTTTCTATTTGTAGTTCCCCAAGAAAACGTTCGTTGATCACCAGATAATCTAATAAGATTTTCTTCAACTGCTTTAATACCAAAGTTTCTTAATTGTACGTTTTCATCAGTAACTAATTCTAAGAACAATCTAGGTTTTCTCTTAGCGAATAATAATAAATCTCGCTTAAGTTCCTTAGAACTCATCTCTGACACTTTAGAGCCAATTTCTACACGCATAACAGCTTCTGCCATATCAATATCTATATTTTTAGCTGCGTTTAATGCTGCAATTTCAAATTCTAACCAATCTAATTCGTTTTCAGCATCCTTAACAGGCATGTGTTCTCTAAATAATTTATTTTTATGCGGATGATATAAAGATAATAGCTTTTGTAAAGTTTGTTTGTTTCTAGGTACAAATAACGACCCGTTTCTAAATATAATATGCTCTAATCTAGATTCACTTCCTTTTGGAAACTCATCAACAAAAGGGGTTTGCATATTTGTTGTATATTTTAATTCTCTTTCGTATCCTTTTTCTTCATCAAAATAATATACGTTTGAAGATCTTATTTGATACGATATTGGAGATTTATTGTTTATTAAAAAATAATTTCTATCTTTTATTTCCCATCTATCTTCAGGATTTGGTTTTTTTGTTTCAACTACTGTATGCTCCATAACTTGTGGTTGGTCAGTAATTGTTTTTTTTGTTTTTTGTTTTTTCTTTGCCATAATATAATATATAATAAAATTAATAAAAATAAAGGGCCGAGGCCGAAGCCTCGACTCTTTAATATAATAGTGCTTACTTCATTAACATAAAGTTATTAGCACCTTGAGTGATTAAACATCTCTCAGATAAATAGTTTACCTGCATAGCATCTAAATCAGATGTAGTAGCCCCAACTGAACCAGTGATCCAAGTTTTAAGCTTTCTGTTATCTGTTTGAGAAGCTCTATATCTAACGTGTAAGAAAGGACGTTTAAGGTTCTTTCCTAAAGATTGATCATATACAGAAGTAACACCTGCTGGTATCATTACCCCTCTTATAGGAGACGTAGTGTTTCTATCATTAATACCACCTCTTGTAGATCTATCATTTAGATATTTAAAGTCTGATTTATAGAAATCATAAGAACCTCTACGGAAACCAGAGAACCCTAAGTTAAGTGCCATTTCTTCTTCGTTATCAAAAACTCCATAAGAAGTACCACCTGAACCATAAGAGTTCATAGAAGCTAGCATGTCATCCATTGCTAAAGCTACAGTTCTATTGACAAACATCATGTTTTCTTCAATAGCACCTTGCTTATCAAATTCAGCCAAGATAGCGTCAAACTCTGCTAAATCAGTAGCAGCATTAACACCAGTAACACCAGAAGTAACATTACCTCTATCTTCGATAGCCGCAAATAAACCTTCAGTACCAAAGTTAGTACCAATAGAATCAGTACCATCTACTGCTGAAGAACCAGAAACACCTTTTACAGATTCCATCATAGTCATCTCTAAATAGTCAGTAAATCTAGCTCTAGTATCACCTTCAGCTTTTAAATACCATAAGTACCCGTTTTGTCCATCTTCACCAGAAACTTCAACCCAACCAATTTGAGCTGTATCAGAACCAGAGATTTCATAATAATCCTTGATAATAATAGGTTTGTTAGTGAATGATTTGAAATCAGGAGATATAGCTTTAGGTCCCTCTGCGTGACTTCCTTGACCGTCAGTTCCTTTTGCATACTCAGAACCAAATACAAGTATAGTACAAGCAGCTGCTGATTGACCTGCTGTAATAGCAGCGTCATCATCAATATGCTCTACTTCATAAGGACGACAAGTGATTTTGTTAACTGTTGTGTTATCAATATCTGTAACGAAACATTTAACCGCTCCTTCTGTTGTAGCAACGATAACTTGATCGTTTAATCTAACACCATGAGTAGTTGTTAATGCGTTTCCATCGATATCATGTGTAATTGTTACTACCGAAGTATCAGTAGCTAAAGTACCTTTATAAGAAAGGTGTAATCTACCTTGTTCTGACCAAACTACTTGGTCTGAAGTCATAGACTCTTCTGCTCCAACTTGAGATAAAAAACCTGAGATAGTTCTGTTACCAAAAACCTCAGCTTCTTTTTCCATTAAGTCAGGCAGGTACTGCTGTGCCCAGCCATCCGAAGAACCTGCTGTAGCGAAATCAATATAATTTGAAGCTAATGTTTGCTTTTGTGGAGCTAAAACACTATTCAAATTACTTCCTGCTGTAATTGCCATTTTTTTATTGTTTTAAATTATTTACTCTTTTTTTTAATTTTGAATTTAAAGTCGTCAGAATTATCACCTAATACCTTAAACTTATAACCACCAACTTGAGTTTCCCCAGTGTGCGATTGTCTAGGGTTCATATCAACGTTTTTAGATTTAGCTATACTATCTTTCAAAGCATCAGCTTTACCTTGTTCGTAGAAATGATTAGCAATAGCATCAGAATTCATAGCAGTAAATAAAGATTTATGATAACCAGTAGCATCTTCCATTAAATTTTCTTTATTCAAAAACTTTTTGACAAAATTATTAATATCGCTTTGGTTATCTCTAACTTTAGAACTGTCTTTAACATTAAATCTATATTTCTTATCTCCAACTTTATATTCAAAACCTTTGAAATCGTTGTTAAAAACTTCTTTAGTTTTATTTAAGAAATGATCACTTGATTCTTTTGCATTTTCTGCTTCTTTTTCGTATCTGTTGAAGAAATCAATTGCTTTCTGTTGCTCACCCGTGAGCTTTGAACCATATTTAATATCTTCATAATATTTGGACTTTAGCCCGTCCAGGTGGCCTTTAGCGTTGGCAACTTGCTCTTTTAACGCTAATTTTTTTCTTTGTATGTCTTTTGTATCATCAACATCTTCATCATAAGAAAAATTATCTTCCATAAGAAAATTAATTTCTTCATCATTAAGATGTGGTTTTGTTTTATTATAATACTCTCTTAATAACGTATCGTTATCTAATTCAGAATAATCTGTATTAAGATTAACATAGTCTTTTACATCTCCACCAGTGTCATTCATAAAGTCTACTAACTTTTGAATATTTTCAGGTAATTCATTTTTAACTTCTTTTGGTGGTTCAACTACTTTTGTAGTTTCTTGTTCTTCTGTAATTTCTTCTAATAAAGGAGTTTGTTCAATTGTTTCTTCTAAAACCTCGTTAACTTCTTTTTCAACTTCAACATCTTCTTTTGGTTTTGATAAGTCAACTTTAATAACATCTTCTGTTTTTTTAACTAACTCTTCAAGATTTACCTTTGTAACATCTCCATCTTTACTGTTAGAAAATTTTTTAGGTTTCTTTTTAATTTTTAATTTTTCGACTTTTTCGTCTACTTTTGGTTCAGTAGTATTTTCTACTACATCGTTGTTTTTTTCTTCCATAATAAAATATTATATAATTAATTAATTTGTTTATCTAGGATCAAATCCACCTAAACCAAAACCACCACCTAGTACGTCATTTCCAGAAGATTCGAATCTTTGTTGGCTCATTTCAAAATCTTTTGGTGGTTTATCTTTAGTTCTTTGATCTATCAACTCAGACTGTTGAGTTGCTTGTATCTTTGTTCTTTTATCTTTACGATCTTCTTTTACAGATTCTTTATTTTTAGTAACTTCAGCTTCCATTCTTTTTAATTGCATGTTTAATTGAAACTCATGATCCATTAATTGCTTTTTAATTTCTGCTTCTTGCATCATAGACTGTCTCTCTAATTCTGCTTTACCTTGTTCCATTTGCATGTTTTGCTGTAACAAAGCTTGTTGTTTTTGAACTTCAGCTTGAGCGGCTGCTTGTTGCTGCTGTGCGTTCGCCTGCGCCTGTGCCTGCATGTTTTGCTGAGCTATCATTTGATCTTTTTCTATTTTCTTTTTTCTTCTAATTTTAAGTAGTTGATTTGCTAATTTAAGATTCTTTATTTCTCTTAGATCTATAGCATCTTCTAAATCTATACTTTGTTGAGCTATAGCTGCTTGTATGTTATTTTCAAGCATTGCTTTTTCTTCCTCATCTGGCGCTAACTCTATAAATATACCAAAATCATATAGAT